CACCCGGGACCGTTCTCGACGTCTGTCAGGCCGTACACCCGGGAGCCGATGGAGGACTGGAAGAACCCATCGGTCTCTGAAGTGACACTGTGCTGGGGCAGCCAAACCTCGAAGACCACCACGCTAATGGCCGGCCTGGCCTGGCTAATTGCCAACGAGCCCAGCCCGGCCTTGTGGTTGATGCCTTCCGAGAATCTCGCCCGATCCTTCTCGAAATCCCGCTGGCTGCCCATGCTGGAGGACAGCCCGACCATGTTGGAATGCTTTCCCGCCGAGGCCGACAAGATCACCAACTTGGAGCAGAACTTCACCCGGTCGACACTGACGTTTGTCGGATCCAACAGCCCGGCAAACCTTGCCTCTCGTCCGGTACGGGTGCTGATCGCCGACGAGGTGGACAAGTTCGCCGAGGCTACGGCCAAGGAGGCCGACGCCCTCGACCTAGCCGAGCAGCGCCTCAAGAGCTTCAGCAGTTCCAAGGCATTCATGACCTCGACGCCCACCGTGGTCGAAGGCCGGATATGGCAACGGTTCCTCCGTGGCGACCAGCGCCGGTATTACCTGCCATGCCCACACTGCCGGGAGTTCATCAAACTGGAATGGCGCCAGGTGACATGGGACGACGCAAAGACCGAGGACGGTAAACACGACCTCGCCAAAGTCCGGGCCTCCGCCCACTACGTCTGCCAGCTCTGCCTCGGTAAGATCACCGATGCCCACAAGGTGGCCGCACTCCGTCATGGCCAATGGCGCCCAGAGAATCCCAACGCCATGCCCGGTGTGCGGTCCTACCATCTAAGCAGCCTTTACAGTCCGGATCGCAAATGCACCTGGGGACACCTAGCCGTGGCCTTCCTCGAAGCCAAATCCTCGATGGCCGGCCTCCAGGGCTTCATCAACGGCAACTTGGCCGAGCCCTGGGAACAACAGGACATCCAACAGGAACGGCCCGAGACATCCGCCACGGTGACGCTCGATGGGGGACGCCGCTACCTGACTGCAGACGTCCAGGCCGTGGCGCCGTTCCTGTGGTGGGTGTGCCGCGAATGGAAGGACGGAAACAGCACCCTGATCGCCGCGGGCCATGCCGACGACTTCGCAGCCCTCCGCCGGGTGCAGGTGGCCCTCAATGTTCACGACATGGATGTGGGCATCGACTCCGGTTTCAACACGCAGACGGTTTACGACGCCTGCGCCGCCTATTCCTCGGTGACATCCAACCCGATAACCTTCCCTTGTGGGCTGCGCTACCCACCCGAAGGAGGCCTAAGAAAGCCCATGGTGATCGGCTGGATGCCGCTAAAAGGCCGAGAGACCGGCGCCCGGTTCACGACAGCTTCCGGCGCCGTCCACCCGTTCGGCCTGTCGACATCATCATCGATGCGGACTGATGTGGTGCAGCCGCTCCTAGTGTTCGACACCGAGCACCTTCGCGATATGCTCTCAAGGCTGAGGAAGGGCGACATCGACCGAGAATGGGGCGTCCACCAGCAACCGCCCACCGTGCAGGCCGAAGGTGCTTACGTGGCGGATCCTGACCTTTACTGGCGTCACCTCGACTCACACGTCCTTCGCCCACAGGCAAATCGTGCCGGCCGGATCAAACACGTCTGGGTGAAGCGCAACCAGAAATGGCCGGATCACCTTCACGACTGCGAAATCATGCAGCTCGCAATGGTGATGCTGTGGAACGACCTTGTTTCCACACCCGAGCAATAATTTTACTAACTGGTTGAAGGCAGGCCAAACACCTGCAGGGTCTCCGCCGGAATGTTCACATTCACGGTGGCCATCAAAAGGAGCTACCTCCGGGCTGTCTACTCGACGCTCGGTGGCGTGACCCTATTGGCTGCCTTGTCGGCCAAGTCCGTGGCGGCATCGTCGGTGATCGAATCCGGCCAGGTTGTCCGGTCGACCTCATCGTCAGATGTGTCCGTCGAGTTTGCCGAGCCCGGCAAAGGCGCCCCCACCCCGTCCGAGATGGTCGAGATGTGGGAAAGTCTAATCGGGGACTACGAGCTGGCTGTTTACTACCTCGGCCAGGACGGCATTGCCAACCCCACCGACACCCAGATTTACAACAAGATGATGGCCGTGGTGCTCGTGGCTGCCACGTCTTACGGCGGCGACTTCTCAAACTTTCGCCGAGAGGCGAGCTACCGGGTGGGGATGTCCTAATGGGTTTCCTCGACACCATCCTGGCTAAGTTCCGTTCGGCACCCGTCGACCGTTATGAGGGCGCCTCGAACTCGATTCGCCGATCCTTCCTCGACACGTCGTACACCTCGGTGCGGTTCGATGTCACCAGCTCCACCCGGCAGCAGATCGTCCGGAAGTCCCGGTTCTTCGAGCAGAATAACGCGGTGATGAATCGCCTAGGTGACCTGTTCGAGAACTACACCGTCGGCAGCAACTTCAGCGTGCAGCCGGCTTCCTCGGATCCGGAATGGAATCTCAAGGCCAAGAAATGGTGGGATATCTGGTGCAGATATCCGGACATCGGATCCCGGCAGTCTTTCGGCACCCTGATGTCATTGGCTTCCCGCGGCTGGTTCTACGACGGCGAATCTTTCATCCTGCTCACTAAGGGCGAAACCGGCCGGCCCCGCCTGCAGCTCGTCGAGCCGCAGCAGGTTTCCACCCCTACCGGGCAGGAGAATCAACCGGACATCTTCGATGGTGTGCGGTTCGATACTCGCACTGGTCGGGCTCTCAGTTACTTCGTCGGCCAGGAGCAACAACAGGGACAGCTCGCCGACATTCGCTCGATCTCATCCGACTCGATCATTCACATCTACGAAGCCCAGCGTGCCGGCCAGCTCCGCGGCCTGCCGTTCGTGGCTTGTGTGATCAACGACCTTCACGACCTGGACGATCTCCAAAAGCTGGAGATGGAATCCTGTAAGCTGGCCTCCAGTGTGGCCCAGGTGATCAAGACCAGCTCCGGTGAGGTCCAAGCCACCAGCCTGCGCTCGGGTGTGGCCGGTTCTCAAGGCACTGCCCAGAACTACTACGAGAACGTGTTCGGTTCCTCGGTGAAGGTGCTGAAGTCCGGCGACGAGTTCGAGCAGTTCCAAGCCGACCGCCCCAACGTCAACATGCGCGAATACTGGCGTAACCTGACCGAGAAGGTCTGCGCCGGCGTCGGAATCCCGTACATCTTGGTATTCCCCGAGGGAATGCAGGGCACCGTCTACCGCGGCGCCCTCGATATGTCGTCGGTATGGTTCCGGAGCCGCCACCAGGTGATGGCATCGGCCGCACGCCGTATCTGGGAACACGTCATGGAGTACGCCATCCGGGTGGATCCCAGCCTGCGCGACTCTCCCGACGACTGGTACGAAGTCTCCATCCAGGCGCCGCGGGCCCCGAATGTCGACGTCGGCCGCAACTCTGCCGCCCAACTGGCCGAGCTGGAAGCCGGTGTGACAACTTTCGACGAGATCTATGGCGCCCGCGGTATCGACTGGCGCTCCGCCTTGGAGTCGAAGGCTCAACAGGCCAAATACATTCAAGACCTGGCCGGAAAGTACGGCATCGACGTTTCGCAAATCTCGACCGCCCAGAAGCAGCCCATCGCCCCGGAGCCAGCCGACATGGCCATGCAGGAAAACCCGTCGGGCACTATGCCTGAACAAATCCCGGCCGAGCCCATCCAAGAGGTTGTCGCCGTGGCAGGCCCGAAGAAACGCAAACCTAGGGCCAAAAAAACCGAATGACTAAAGTAACCAACTGGCTTTCCTACCAGCCGCGGGCCTCGGCCATGGAGCCCGCCACCATCCAGATCTTCGACCAAATCGGCGAGGACTGGTTCGGCGGCTCCGGTGTGTCGGCCAAGGCCTTCAGCCAAACCCTGCAGGATATCGGGCAAGGCCCCCTTGTGGTCGAGATCAACAGCCCCGGCGGCAACGTCTGGGACGGCCTGAGCATCTACAACATGCTCCGAGGCCGGCAGGCGCCCGTCACCACCCGGGTGGTCGGAATTGCTGCCTCGATTGCCTCAATCATCGCCCTCGCCGGCGACACGGTGGAAATGGCTGAGGCCTCGTTGTTCATGATTCACGACCCCTCCGGAATGGTGGCAGGCACCTCCGAGGATATGCGGAAGATGGCCGACGCTCTCGATCAACACGCCGAGGTGCTCGCCGGCATCTACGCTAAGGCGACCGGAAAACCGAGTTCGCAGATTCGGGCAGCCATGAAGGCCGAGACTTGGTTCACCGCCCAGGAGGCCATCCAGTTCGGGCTGGCTCACCGCGCGACCGAGCAGCTCGCCATGGCCGCCTGCTGGCATCCTCGGGCTGTCACCAAGACCGCCCCGGAAACCGTCCGAAACAACCTCCGCCGCGGCCTGGAGCAGTATGCCCAAGGCCTCGCCGGTGAAGGCCTCGAGAAGGAGACCGTCCTAGAGGCCGAGGCCTTGGTGGCCGGTGAAGCCCCCAACGAGGCCAAGATCCAGAAGGCGAACGCCTGGTGGGCGCGCAATGAGCGCTTCCTCGAGGCCGAGCCCAACAGCCCGGCAGACGTGGCCGCCAACCTATGGGGCGGCGCCGCTGGCCGTGACTGGTTTTCAGCCCTTTATGCCCAGCTCGAAATTGAGGAGGGCGAGACTCCGGACGAATCTCCGGACGATACACTTTCGACCGGCAGCACCTCCGCTGCCGCCGATGGCGCGACAACCGCGCCGACATCACAGCAGACACCACACAACATGACTGAATCCAACACCGTGGTGGCGGCCGCTTCTACCGCGCCGACCGCCCTCGACATCGAATCCATCGTGGCCAAGGCCGTCGCCGCGGCGATCAGCGCCAAGGCCCCCACCGCCGCCCCCGCCCCGGAGCCCATCGCCCCGGTTCGCATTGAGAACCTCGGCAACCCGCTCCTCGAGCAGCACAAGAAGCTCCAGGCCGGTGCCGACCGCCGCTCCTGGTTGATCTCCAACCATAGCGAGCTGTTGCGCCAGAGCGCCATCCACGCCCCGCAGAACGCCAACACGTTCGCCTCGGGCTTGGTTGTCGACTATCTCGCCGACGCCGTGATCACCGTGGCCGCGAACCGCTTGGCGTTGGTCTCCGCCTTCAGCCGCAACGTCGGCCTCGACAACCTCCGCCCCCGCGCGACCGTGCAGGTGAAGAAGTACACCACTGGCACTGCTGCCCAGACCAACCCGACGAGCTGGGAAACCAACAACGACAGCACGCTGGCTGCCACCGCGGTCACTGTGAACCAGATCTCGAAGAACTTCACCGTGACGCAGCAGGAGCTCAACCAGGGCTTTAGCCTCGCCGACTTGGCCGCTGGCTCTGCTGACCTGTTTGCCTACGGCATCAGCGACGTCCTGACCGCTCTGATGGTCACCGGCAACTACGGCACCGTGACCGGCATCGGCTCGGCTGCGAACTTCGACTCCTCCGACCTCCCGGCGATCCTCGCCCTGGCGAAGAACTACCGCAGCAAGAACCTGATCTTGGACGGCGGCCACCTGGCCCGCATCCAATTCTCCGGTCAGAGCACCGCCTCCGCCGGCACCGTGGCCATGCCCGACAGCCGATTCGGCCCGTTGAACAACGGCCGGTTCGGATTCGATGTGATCGCCGAGAACAACCGCTGGACCTCGGCCGAGACCAACACGGTCGGCTTTGTTTGCGGCCCTGACTCCATCGCCATCGCTTCCGGCCTCCCGGTCGGAATGATCGCCGGCGAGTTCATCGAGCAGCGCACGGTCACCACGGCCAACGGCCTCTCCGCCCTGTTGTCGGTGTGGTACAGCCGCGCCAGCCGCTCGCACATGGCGTCGTACGACATCATGTTCGGCGCCGCGGCTGCGGACACCACGCAGGCCGAGATCCTGACCACCGCCTAAGGCTGAGTCATGAGAATCGCAACAACCATTGCGGTGGACAAGGCAGGCAAATCGAAGATTGTCGCCGGTCCCGAAGTCGATGCAGCCGCCCAGCGCAGCGACTTCAACACCGCGAAGATTGCAGAGGGCTCGAAGCTCATCCTGTGGATACAGGGAGCCTTAGCACCGAAAGTTCGTAAGGGTTAACCTAATATTGGGGAGGCTGCTGGAAATCTCCGGTGGCCTCCCCTCTAACCGAAAAACAAAATGGCCGTTCAAGCAGACATCGCAACCGAGTACAGCATGGGACGAGAGGGCTTCTCGTTGGTTACCAGCACTGCCGCACAATCTGGTGCGTGGTCTGGTTTGATTCCCACGGAACCCACCGTTTTCACTTCCATCACCGGACTCGGTATTTCCGGCACTTGGACCTCCAAGACGATTCCCGCTGGCTTCCCGTTGGTTGGCAACATCACCGGATTCCAAATCTCCAGCGGCTCTGTGGTGGCGTTTAACGCTCGCGCTTAATGATTTCACTCGGCATAGCACTCAATCGGTTGTTCACTGGTCAAGCTGGTGGCACTGATGCGCCCGTGCTTCGTCGAGATGTTCTCCGCGAGGATGAAGGCTTCCTGTGGCAGGAAGACGGAACCTCAAAACTCGTCATTACACTTGGCACTTTCGATTACCTTCTAAGAGAGGACGCTGGCTTCCTCTTTCAGGAAGACCTCTCAAAACTCGCAATTCAATCTAACTGATTATGGCAGACTCAAAAATCACAGGACTCGCAGCTTTAACGACGGCTGATCCGGCAAATGATATGTTGCCGATCGTTGATGTGTCGGACAATTCAATGGCCGCGAGTGGTACGACCAAGCGAATCAGCATCAACAACATCCTCGCTTGTTCGCCATCCGCCACCCTCGCCAGCGCCACCATCAGCGGCGATCTGACGGTGGACACGAACGTGTTGAAGGTGGACACGACGAACAATGTGGTTGGAATCGGAACTACAACTCCAAACTCCTATGCGTTCAACGATCCAGCCAAGCTGGTAATTGCAAACGATGGAACCGCTGGTGCTGGCAATACGTTTTCAATCGTATCCGGTTCCACTGGTTTCGGTAACATTGCTTTCGCCAACGGAACAAGCGGAACGGCACGTTTCAACGGATATATTGCTTACAATCATTCAAGCAACTTCATGGCGTTTTACACAAACGCCGGAGCCGAACGCTATCGTTTAGGCTCTGATGGTACTGCCACATGGTCCGTCGGCGGCTCCACCGCCATGACCCTGAACTCCACGGGGCTGGGCGTGGGGGAGGCTGCTTCTGTTTCTCGCCTTCAGGCGCGTGGTAGCACTACCGATTCCTCCGCTTATGTGCTGTACGGAAAAGCATCGAGCGGAAACGTCATCTGTTTCATGCGGAATGACGGTCGATTCCTTGTCGGAAATGGTACGACCGATAACTTCATAGTTACCGAAACGGGCCAAGTGGGCATAGGCGTTACGCCGAGTGCTGGTAAAGGTTGCTTGCAGCTTTCGAGTGGTATCAATTTCCCCGCCACTCAAGTCGCTTCGTCCGATGTCAATACGCTGGATGATTACGAGGAGGGTACTTGGACGATTGGTCTGACGTTTGGTGGTGGAAGCACTGGAATAACAACCGCCACCAATACTGGACGATACACAAAGATCGGAAGGCAAGTTACAGTAAGCGGAAACCTATCTCTTTCAAACAAAGGATCATCGACCGGAATTGCTGAAATCCAAGGGCTTCCATTCACTATTGCAAACTCAAACGAAGCGTATTCTGCGGCAAATGTAAGATTTAATGGAGTATCATTTGCAGATATTCCAATCAGCATTGGAGCCATTGGATCGACAAAAATACTTTTGCAGGAAATAACAAAAGCAGGTGTGGTTACCGATATTACTGACGCTGATTTTACAAACACAAGCAGTTGCATAATCGGATTTACATATACCGTCTAATACTATGACCACCATCTCTATCAACTGGATTATCAAACAGCTTTTGGTCAAAAAGACCGAAGGCGAGCTGACTGATGTCGTAATTTCTGCCAACTGGAGCTGCCGTGCTTCCGATGGTACTTACAGCGCGGTTCTGACCGGATGCACCGAGTTCGCTCCGCCGTCTGGTGAGTTCACGCCTTACGAGGATCTGACCGAAGCTCAAGTCTTGAGCTGGTGCTTCGCCAATGGCGTCGATCAGACCGCCATCGAAGCGAACGTGACGCTCCAAATCGAGAACCAGATCAACCCGCCGATCATCGCTCCGCCGCTGCCGTGGGCGGCGCAGCCTTCATCGCCGCCGGTTGAAATCGTCCCGCCGATGTTGCCGCAGGTGGAGCCGGTTTTGGTTGCGGAGCAGCCCGTCGTTTACGACACTGCCGCCTGATATGGAAATCACCATCACACTGACTCAGGAGCAGACCAACAGCCTGCTTCAGCTCATCGACATCGCCATCAAGGCAGGTGGCTACCAG